TCCAATTGAATGTTATTAGCTATAACAAGTTGATTTTCTTCAAAATTTAAATAAAAATCTAAAAAATAAGAACTTTCTTCTCTTTCTTGGATAAAATTATTAGTTTGTTCAACTATATCAATTGCTGTTAAAGTTGTACTATTTAATCTTAATTCAGTTCTATCTGAAGATATTTCAGTTATATATAATTGTTGTAGATAAGAACCTAGTTTTTTATTTAAAAAATTAAAATATGTAATGTATTCTCCTTGGGTATATCCATAATTAAAAAGAATATCTTCAGGATTAATTTCTATTTGAGAAACACTATTATTACCAGCAGATTGACCATCATTTAAAACTTTATATTGAGAAAAATTATAATCAGATTCTAATATATTTTGATTATTATCATAAATGAATAATTCAATATAACTACTAGAAGTTAAAGATGTGTTAATTTCAAAAGTAGGAATTAAATTTGTATCTTGTACTTCATAATTTTGTGAAGTAAGATTTTCAGTACTTATTTGAATAATTTCTGCGGCCATTATTAAGGGTTAGCTAAGGTTGTTCCTGTTTGTATTTCTACTATTTGTTTTTGAGCTTCAAGCAAATCAACTCTTAATTGAGCAATTTCATTTTGTAACGCTAATATCTCTTCTTGATTAGCATTAAAATTTATATATTCACTACTTGTTTTAATTAAATATTCATGAGAATTAGTTTCACCTAATTCAGGAATATCATAAAAAAGTTGATTATAAAGAGCAAAAAATTCTTCAACAGTTGGTTGATCTTCAATCTGCTGTTGAGTAGTTTTTACTCCTAATTGAGTAAAAGAAGTATTAATAACTTTAGAATAATCTCCTTTATTATATACTTGTTTTTGTAAATTTATATTTTCACTCATCCATTTATAACTTTAAAATAATAATTATCATCAAAAATTATAGTGGAACCTTTAATATTAGTTTTAATTAATATCTGATAATATCTTTCAGGTTCAAGTCCACTCATATAAACATCAAAATAATTTCCATTTATATCAGAACTAATTTGAGTATAATTGTTATCGAAGTTAATAACATATTCATTAGTAGCCAAGTCTTTTACAGCGTAGTATGAAGCAGTTGGTAAATAATTTAAAGAAGTAAATAATGAAGATGTTTGGTATGCTCTAGCTGGATATAAAGGACTTACATTTATGTAAAATCTATTTTTACTTTCAGGATAAAATACTCCTGGGTTTTCAGATAAAGACATTTTTAAGTTAACTGTATTAATAACACTTCCAGTAGCTGAACCTGTTAATATAGTTGAATAATCTCTCCATCTAAATTCTAAACATGGAGGGTAAATTGTATTTGTATCAACACTATAATATTTAAATATAGGTTGAATATATTGACTAGGATTAAATTCTTGAGAACCTGTTAATTTAATTATAAATCCATAATTAGGAATAGATCCTGAAAACCAAGTATTGACTGTATTAGTAGTATTTATTTCGATATCTTTAATATCTCGTAAGCTAAAAGATTCTGTAATCTTTAGTTGAGGTGCTATAAACCAATTTCCTCCTCCAGGAGAGGAATAAGTAGGGTTATAAGATCCAGTGTAAGACAGTAATCCACTTCCTCCATTCAAACTCCATACTCCTGAACCTGAATAGTCTGGGTAAATCCAAGAAGTCCCATTTTGTTCTTGGGGGGAATCTAAATAATATCCAGTGCCGTTAGTCCAGGATTGGGCTATAGGTAAAATTTCTAAAGAAGTGTTTTGGTTTAAACCTTGAGTTTCAGCTATAAAATTTTTAAAATAAACATCATAAATGCTTCCTTGAATTTTATTATTAATGATATCTTGAATTTCTTGATTGTCAAATTGAATAAGATATCTAGCTACAAAAGGATTATTAGATGAATTTAATTTATTAGATACTTCTAAAATAGCATCTAAACCTGTATTCATTGAAGGATATTCAGAATATAGAGTAGCATCCTGGGTAGGGAATATTTTATAAACAGCCATTTATAATATTTTATTATAAATATGGAATTATAAAGGAACTACTTTACCTTTAATATCTTGATTAGGGTATTTAACTTCAAAAATACTAGGATCTAATGAAGGGTATATAATTTGATTTTGAGTGGCTCCAACTATATCATAAGCATATTGAGAATATCCTGAAGTGGTCCCAGCTTTATTTGATATGTTAATGGATTTAACTGTTTGAACACCTTTAATTTTATCTAATAGTATGTAAAGATCTCTTAGCATTATAGGTTGATTGATTTGCCATTTATTTATACTAAAATAATCTTGTAAAGATGTGATACAAGCTAATAAAACTTCATTATTATTATATTCAGGAAATACTATAATTTCAAAATCTACACCTATATTAATTATAAAAGCGTCTCTGATTTCGATATTATCCCCAATCATTCTATATTGAGATAGATATGTTCTTAAATTATTTTTTAATGTTTCAGTTGCATAATCTAATTGACCAATACTATTTAAAGATAAAACATATAAATTTAAAGTTTCAATTGTAGAAACTTGATCATCTGTTAATTTAGGTTGTTCAATATATGCTTTAGAAACATTACCATAATCAGAAGGCATACTTAAAGCTCTAATTAAATAATCATCAGCTGTAACTGATCGTTTTTGAGACGCTACAAGTGCTAAAGAATTTTGACGAATTTGTTCTGGGGTATCACCTGAACCTCCTCCACTGGCGGCTATTTCATTATTAGTAGCTAATGAGTTAAAAATATAATTAGCAATAGTACTATTTAAATTTGAATTATTAAATTTAGTATTATTAGTATCTAATTGGGTTAATGTATTAACACCAACATTAGATGAAACTCCTCCTCCAGTTAAATATCTAACAGTTAATGTTGTATTTGAAGGAGCAATTCCATATGTTCCTGTATAAAGAAAGTTTACAGGAGAATAAGCTACAGTTAATTTATCTTGTTCAAAAGGTAAACCTAAACCAACATTATCAGCATTAGGTGTTATTTCTTCAGTTATATCAGATGGTGATCCAGCCCCAAATTGTAATGTAATTGATGTTGGAGAAGTTATTCTAGTAGCAAATCGTCTTGCTACTTTTCTTAATCTTAAAAGATAAGGAGTATTATCTATTTTATTAGGATCATTTATATTAGTATTTTTAATAGGATTTAAAACCATTTCTTGCCCTAAATGATCTACTTCATACCATGTATTTCCATCAGAATCTGTTATATCTAAAATTTTAATAAAATCATTAGTACTTAAAGTAACTGTGTTATAAGGGACAGGATCAGTAAAATTATAATTAATAGTATTAATAGTAGAAGAAATAGCTTTTCTACTTTTTTTTAGAAGAAAATATTGAGGTATATTATTAGATACTTGATAAACTGTTATTTCAGTTGGATCTTGAGAACTAGATATTGAAAAATCTATTTTATCTTGAATTATAAAAGAAACATTATTAATAGAACTAACTGTAGAGTTTTCATTAATAGTTAAAGCATAATTATAATCAGGAAAATAATCTGCTCCTATTTGTATAGCTGGTAATTGTTGATAAAAATCAATAATGACTTGAGCAGCATTAGTTATTTTTGGTTTATACCCAAACATATAAGCTAATTCATATATGTTATTTGTTTGTTGGGCATATTGAATAAAAGTTTCTTGAAATTGGTTATCTAAATAAAAACTTAAAACATCACCAACATATGACACTTGTTCCATAAACATCATACCAGGTGATGCTTCTGAAAAGTCATTATATGTTTGGGGAAAATATGTTTTACTAAATTCTATTAATCGTTGTCTAAAATCAGAAAAATCACGATTAATATATTTTATGTCTCTATTTGTTGTAGCCATTATAAAGTTATTGTTTCATTGTCCATATTGATTTCTAAAGTATCATTTATGTTTGTATTTAAAACACTATATTTAAGAATCACATTTATTTGATTATTATCATTATCTCCAGTCACAGTAAGACTTTCAACTATAATATTTGGAAAAAATATTTGAAGTTTATCATTAACATCTTCTCTTAAAAAAGATAAATTATCTAATGTAATTTGTTCAAATACAAAGGCTCGTAAACCTCCTCCAAATAAAGGATTTAAAGGTCTTTCACCAGGGTTAGTAAGAAAAAAATTAATTAAATTATTTTTAATAGCATCTTTAGTTTGATAATTTGATATAAAAACAGCTGGCCCATTTAAAGGAAGATTCACTCCAATAGCTGTACTTGGATTAAAATCAAGAGGTGATATTTGTTGAGGGCTAAAAGCCATTATTTGCTATTTAATAAATTCATTATTTGATCCATTCCTACCTCTCCAGCTCCTAAATTTCCATTTACAGGGTCACTTATTTGTGGTTTAAAAGGTACTTGAGCATCATTTGAAGTAAAACTTAAAGCAGTTTCATTCATAATATCCATGTATGCTTTTCTAGTATCCATTACTGGTGGGGTAAAGGTTGGTTTTATAGTTTGTGGGGGTGAATTATATGATTCTTTAACAACTGTTTTTGGGCTACGAACTGCTTCTAAAAGAATATCTTTTAATTCTTCTTGGATTGCTTCTCGCACAGCGTCTTTAATTAATTTTTTTAATCCGTCAGTTTTCATATGTTTATAAATATTTAATTAATCTGCTTTTAAATTATTTTGTTGAATATAAAATATTAGTTCATCAATTAATATTTGATCAATAGAACTAAATGACCATTCTCCTCTTAACATTACAACACCTTGTTTATTAGTAGCTGTAGCTCTTCTACGTTTTAAAGGTTTATCTGTTATTTCAGTTTCTACACCCATTGTAAATCCATTTACATCTGTAACTACTGGAGATGTTTGGTAAGATTGTTGGGTAGTTAATTCTGTTAATTCTATAGATATTTGTTCTTGAGATTGATCTGGGTAGCAATATTGGATTAATTCATCTAAAATTTGTAGAAGTATTAAAACTTGAGATAAAGTTTCTTGTAATAATCTTAAAATAGATAATGTATTTGAATTATTAGTTTTAAGTATATTTATACTATTTGATAAAAAAGTTTTTGTATCTTGTATTCCATTAATTACTGATATAGGAATCCCAACACCTCCTACAGCTGATGGTGTAGGGGTATTTTTAAGAGTTTGATATAATGTATTTGTAGTGTTTATAATATTTTGACTATTATTTAAAGTTGTAGTAAGTGAATTAATAATATTAAGAGTATTATTTATTTTTTTTACTAAATTATTTTTAGTTGATATTGAATTACTAACTTTATCTTCTGAAGGGCAGGTGATTAAATCTTTAATTTCATCTAAAGCTGCTTGAGGATTATTTTTATATTTTTCTATTATATCTGTGATATTACTAATTCCATAAGTAGATACTAATAAAATTATTATTCCTGGGATGACTGTTCCTTTTAAAGTATCTATGTTTAGATTTAAACCTTCTTGAATTTTAAATTCTAGATTTACATCTTTAGTAGTATATTCTTCTACAACAGGATCAGGAAATTCAAGATATTTTGAAATCTCATTTTTTAAATAAGATTCTAAAGGATTTAAAGTAACTATTCCTAAATTAGATTTAATACTTTTATCAGAATTATAAGGAATTATAGATAAAAAACTATATTTTTTTAATTTAAAATATAAACTAAAATTAGCTGGGTTAAGGTTAGTATTTTCTATATCGGGATGTCTTATAATAAATTCTCCTTTATTATTAGTAATACTTCTTCTTAATAATTTATTTGTAACTAAAACACCAGGAAGAGGTTCATTAGTTGTTTTATTAACTACAACTCCTTTAATTTCTTTAAGTTCAATTACTTTAGGGAGTTCAGAGTAAGTTCCATCTGATCCAGTTACAGGAATTTGGGGTAGATCAATTCCTATTAAAGATAATACATCTTGTAAATTTATTTCTATTGAACTAGTATTTTGGTTATCTATAGCCATTATATTACTTTAGTAGTTTTAGATTTAAGACTATTATTATTTAATTTAACCAAAATTCCATTTGTAGGATCATTTATTATTTTTAATACATTACCAGCTATAGCATTATATGAAGTTGTTAATACTCCTCCAGGGTAATCTCGTTGTACTCTAATAACAGAAGCTAAATCTTTAACCGCTTTTGTTAATTGGGTAAGTAATTCAATAGTGTCATTACCTAATAAAACTGGTTGAATAGCAGAATTAGAGCCTAATTTTATATTAGTTGAACTAATATAATGAGATGCTGCATCTAAATTTATACTTCCATTTGTAGTTAAACCTATAGATTGTTGTGAACTTAATATAATACTATCAGTTTTAGCATTTATAGTTATTTTATCTGAGTTTAATATAAGTTGAGGTTTAGTAAATTGAGATGGAAGAGTAGGTTGAGATTCTTGAGGGTATGATTGAAATAAAGAACTAGCTAAAGTTAAAGGGATTTGTTGGTAAGAAGATAAATAAATAGATGTTAAATCTTTATTTATATCTTCAATAATAGGTTCAGCTCCAAAATTACTTGAATTAGGATTTTGTCCATTTCTTATAATAGTTATAGGGTCTCCATTTGTACCTGATTTTGACCATGGATTTTTTGATTTAGCTGTACTGCTAAATCTTAAACTACTTCCCCATCGACTTTCATACATCACATCTCCTTCAAAAGGTAATAATGGGTGAATATTATCACGTTCTTCAAATGTAGAATTTTCTAATTGATTTGGAGAATTATAATTTAATCCAGGATCAGTGTCAGGTACTATATTAGTAGCTCCAGTAAATGATTGAA